ATGACAAACGAGCAACAAGCGTTGGCGGACATGCCAATCTGGCTGGTCATCCTCCTTGCCGTCGTGGGCGGGGTGTCCGGCGAAATGTGGCGCGCCGACAAGGAAGGTGCTCGCGGCTGGCCGCTGATTCGCCGGCTGGCCCTGCGTTCCGGCGCCTGCATGATCTGCGGGGTGTCGGCGATCATGCTGCTGTACGCCGCCGGTATGTCGATCTGGGCTGCCGGGGCATTTGGTTGCCTCACCGCAATGGCCGGTGCCGACGTGGCCATCGGTCTGTATGAACGCTGGGCCGCCAAGCGCATCGGCGTCTGCGAAGTACCCCCGCGCGATCCGCAATAACCCTTCACTTTCCTGTCTCGCTGCACGCCGTGCGGCGGGACTTCGCGTGGACATCAGAAAAGGAGGTCAAGCATGCCCACACCGATCCAGCAGCCTTCGCAGCTGTTCACGGCAATCGCCACAGCCTTGCGCAACAGCGCCGAGCTGAACGTGCAGGTCGGCAATCACGATGACTTCACAGCCCCCGGCGACAAGGCATGGGTGCTGATCGACATTGAGCGAAATGCACCGGGAGAACGCGCCGCCAACGGTCGCATCGCCCATGTACTGACGCTGTCGCTGCAGGTCATCCCGGCGTTGTCCGCCACGGCGTTTGCCGCCTGTGACCTGATCGCCGCCCTGAAAAACCTGGTCACCGACAACCGCTGGGGCTTGCCCGGCGATCAATGCGATCTGCCGATGAACATCGATGGAATGCCGTCATTGCTCATCCGCGCCGATCAGCCGAACAAAGCCTGGACCCTGTCGTTCAACCAGACCCTCTACCTGGGCCCGACCCTGCTGGACGACCCGCTCGGTACACCGAAATTCGCCCGCACCTGGGAAGTCAGCGACATCGACGATCCCGACCAATACACCTCGCTGGAGGCCTGACCGATGTTCGACGCGTTACTGCGAATGCAGCTGGGCCCGATCATCGAGCGCCTGGCGGAAATGGAAGCCGAGATCGAAGACCTGCACCGGCGCGCCGAGAGTTATTGCCGCATCGGCATCTGTCAGGAAGTCGATGCCGCGAGCAACACCTGCCGGGTCAGCCACGGTGGTTTGCTGACACCCGCCATCAAGTTCTTCAACCCCAGCGCCGGCGCACAGAGCGAATCGCGGATCCCGACGGTGGGTGAGCAGTGTCTGCTGTTCAACTACGGCAGCGGTGAAAGCGGCGCGCAGAGCGTGGCGCTGTTCGGCCTGAACAGCGACCGCTTTCCGCCGACCTCGACGGTGCCGACGTTGACTCGTCGTGTTCATCAGGACGGCAGCGAAAGTGGCTACGACGACGCCACGCACACGCTGCATTGGCAAAACGGTCCGGCCGCCTTCAACGGCTCCCGCGAATCGCTTGAGCTGAGCATCGGGCCGGCACGGCTGGCGATGACCCCGCAAGCGATCTCCCTGCAACTGGGCGCGGTCGGCCTGACCATCGACGCCTCGGGCGTGCATTTCAGCGGCCCGCTGGTGGATCACCAAGGCCGCGTCATCAGCCCCTGAATCAAGAGCTTCCCATGATCGGAATCGATAGAGACAGCGGGGCCACGGTCGACGACTGGCTGCAGTTTGTGCAGCGCGCGACCCGGGCCCTGACCACGCCGCTGGGCACCCGGCAAAAAAGGCCCCTTTATGGTTCGTTGATCCCCACGTTGCTGGGGCAAAACCTGGGCGACGACATCCTGTTGCTCGCCCAGAGCCACGCAGCCCAGGCGTTCTACAACCCGCAAAACGGCATCAGCGATTTCCAGCCCGGTGTGATCGTCGCCACCCGACAGGGCGCTGGTTTGCTGCTGCGGTTTGCCGGTACCTGGAAAAACCGCCAACAGACTTTCGAGGTCGTGACATGAGCATGTTGATCCCCGGCCAGAATCAATTGGCCGAACCCTCCTTGATCAAGGTCGATGCCTTCGAGGATCTGCTCGCCGAGTTCAAGACATTCGTCATCGAGTACGTCGGCGCACGTTCGCCGCAGAGCGCGGAAAAACTCAAGACCAGCCTGGAAAACGAAAGCGAACTGCTGACCCTGGCGCTTGAAGCTTTCTGCGTTCGCCTGCAAACCCACGAACGCAAATACAACGCCCGGATCAAGCAGATGCTGGCTTGGTGGGCTACCGGCAGCAACCTCGACGCACGACTGGCGGACATGGGCCTGGAGCGACAGTTGCTCGATCCGGGTGATCCGGCGGCATTCCCGCCAGTGCCGGCGATCTACGAGAGCGACGACGACGCCCGGCTGCGCTATTACCTTGCACCCCATGCACCGGCGGCGGGGTCGCGGATGCAGTATCGCCGCGAGGTGTTCACCCTCGGCGAGCGGCCGGCGGTGAAAGTCGAATCCACCGATGCGGGCGTGGTAAACGTCACTTATACCTTCGACCCGGATGGCCTCGCCGCGCAGGTCAAGGACGGTAATGGCCGTCGTACCGCGCCGGGTGAAGTGCGAGTCACCGTGCTTGCCCGCGAAGGCGACGGTACGCCATCCGCGACGTTGCTCGAAGGTGTACGCCAACACTTTGCCCGGCCCGATGTTTGTCCGGAAACCGACAAGGTCACGGTCAAAGGTGCCGAGATTCAGCGCTACACAATCCGCGTCGTGGCAAAGATCAATTCCGGCCCGGATTCCGGCCTGACCAAGGTCGCCGCCGAGCAGCATCTGCAAGCCTACGCCGACAGTTGCCATCGCCTGGAAGGCCGGGTCGATCCGAGCTGGATCGACTACACGCTGCACAGCGCCGGCGCCGTGCAATTGCAGATCCTTGAACCGCTGGCGCCCATTGTGTGCTCGGCGTTTCAAGCGCCGTACTGCACGGCAGTCGAAGTCGAGGTGCAGACGCTATGACGGACCAGACACCGCGTCCGACTCTGCTGCCGGCCAACAGCTCGGCGCTGGAACGGGCGCTCGATATCGGCTTCGGCGCTTTGCTCGACCGCATCGCGCCGCCGTTTCCCGAACTGATGAATCCGGCCTCTACGCCCGTCGCGTTTCTGCCGTATCTCGCCGCAGATCGTGGAGTGGCCGAATGGAGCACTGACGCACCGGAAGCGGAAAAACGCCTGACCGTCGAACTGGCCTGGCCCACCGCGCGCCAGGCCGGCACTCGCAAGGCGCTGGAAAACGCCGCCAAGGGTTTGCAACTGAGGCCGGAAGTCCGCGCCTGGTACGAGCAGACACCGCCGGGCGCGCCTTACAGCTTCTCCGTGCGAGCCTTCACCGAACAACCCTACAGCGAAGCAATCGACGCCCGTCTCGACCGACGCCTGGCTGATGCCAAGAGCGAACGGGACGTGCTGTCGGTATCGGTCGGCCTCAGCGCCTTCGGCAATCACGTCATCGGCGCCGCGACCTTTTGCGGTGAGCTGACCACTGTTTATCCGGTGTTCCTCGAAGGACTCGAGACATCCGGCGAGGCCTTCATGGCGGCCGCTCTGTACACCGTCGAAACATCCACTATTTATCCTCAGGGGGCCTGAATGGCTGACTATTACACCCTGCTCACCAACGCAGGGATTGCCTACGAAACCGCCTGCAAGGCAGCGGGCGTACCGATCAAGTTGACGCAGATTTCCGTCGGCGATGGCGGCGGCGCGGTCTACAACCCGGCCGCGACGGCCACCGCGCTGAAACGCGAAGTCTGGCGCGGACCGCTCAACGCCCTGTTCCAGGACGAGAAGAATCCGAGCTGGCTGCTCGCCGAAGTCACCATTCCGCCGGACGTCGGTGGCTGGTATGTGCGTGAAGCCGGGCTTTGGACCGACACCGGCATTCTCTATGCCATCGTCAAATATCCGGAATCGTTCAAACCGGTATTGGCCACATCCGGCTCGGGCAAAGAGTTCTACATCCGCTCGATTTTCGAGACCAGCAATGCCTCGCTGGTGACGCTGCTGATCGACGACACGGTGGTCAAGGCCACCCGCGCCTGGGTCATGAGCTACCTCGCCGAAGAACTCGGCAAACTCGACGGCAAACAATCGGTACGTGTCGCCGCCACCGCCAACGTGGTGTTGAACGGTGCGCAGCAAATCGACGGTGTTGCAGTGATCGCCGGTGATCGCGTGCTGCTGCCGAATCAGACCCTGGCCAAGGACAACGGGCTGTGGATCGTCGCCAACGGCGATTGGGTTCGGGCCAACGATGCCAACGTCAGCGCCAAGGTCACGCCAGGCCTGACGGTGATGGTGGAAGAGGGCACGCTCAACGGCGATTCGCTGTGGCACCTGACTACCAACGCGCCGATCACCCTCGGCACCACCGCGCTGACATTCAAGATGCTGGCAGGGCGCACGGGCATTACCGCTGGGACTTACAAGAGTCTGAGCGTCGACGAATACGGCCGCGCGACGGCCGGCTCGAATCCGGACACGCTGGCCGGTTTTGGTATCAAGGATTCGTACACCAAGGCTGAAGTCGAGGCGCTGATTGCCAAGGCATCGGCGTTGCCGGTGGGCTCGATTGTTGCCTTCCCCGTTGATACACCGCCACCGGGTTTTCTGGAGCTGGACAACAGCGTCAAGAGCAGCGCGACCTACCCTGACTTGAGCGCCTATCTGGGCGGCAAGTTCAACAAGGGTGATGAGGGTGTCGGGAATTTCCGGTTGCCTGAGGCACGTGGGGAATTCTTGCGCGGTTGGGATCATGGGCGGGGTGTGGATGCCGGGCGTGCATCTGGCAGTACTCAGTCAGACAGTCTCAAGGCTCACTACCATTTTCTTCCGACAGGCTCGGGAGGTGGACAGGCCGTTGACCCGAATGGAGAGATTCCGACAGTAGTGTTGAAGGATACTGCGGCCGACTGGGTATTGCGTACGGAAGGTGACAATGCGGAGCTGAGTATCGGTCGTGTAAGAACCTATAACTTCGGTGCTGCTACAGAAACCCGCCCCCGCAACATCGCCGTCATGTGGTGCATCAAGGCCTGGAACGCTCCGGTCAATCAGGGAAACATCGACGTCGCCGCCCTGACCGCCGAGCTGGAAAAAATGAAATCGGCGGTACCGGTGGGCGCCTTGATGCCGTTCCCCGCTGGTGTAGTGCCTCCTGGCTATCTGGAAGCGAACGGCAGTCTGTTTCAGGACGCGCTCTATCCGCATCTTGCGACGTACCTGAACAAGAAATTCAACATCGTCGGTGACGACGCGAGCTATACGCGGCTACCGGATACGCGTGGTGAGTTCCTGCGTGGTTGGGATCATGGGCGTGGCGTAGATGCGGGGCGGGCGGTTGGAAGTGTTCAGCTGGACGCCTTGCAGAATATTACCGGTGGGTTTGATGGGAACTTGGATGTCAAGACGGCAACGGGTGCCTTCGTCGCCCTTAACTCCGCCTTGGTAACTGCTAATACCAATGCCGTTACAGGCTTTCATGGTGCCAATTTTGATGCCTCCCGCGTAGCACGTACCTCGACCGAAACCCGCCCGCGCAACTTGGCGGTGATGTGGTGCATCAAGGCCTGGAACACACCGGTTAATCAGGGAACGATTGATATCGCCGCGCTTGAGCAGCGGGTGATTAAAAACGAGTTTGGGCGCCTTCTAAATATTCAGAAATTCACGGACAACGGCACCTACATTCCGACGCCGGGGATGAAGAAGGTGTGGATTCGAATTGTGGGCGCTGGTGCAGGATCTGGCGGTGCGTCTGCTACGGCAGCAGGCCAAGTCGCAGCGTCTGGTGGTGGCGCGGCTGGTGGCTATGCGGAGGCGTTACTGACGGCAGCGGATATCGGCGCGAGTCAGTCGGTAATCGTAGGGCTCGGGGGGATCGCAGGAACCGCTTCAGGCACAACAGGAACCGGTGGTGGTACAGGCGGTGCCTCATCGGTGGGGGCTCTGTTATCTACCCCCGGTGGGCTGGGATCAATCTTTGCCATTGCTGTTTCGACATCAGGTTATGCCTTGTACGTAGGTGGTTATCCGGGGGCGCCAGCCTCGGGGGGCAACTTGCTCAACATGCCCGGGGCACCTGGACATCCAGGTGTATCCGTCAATGGTTCGACGCTGGCTGGCCATGGTGGTAGCGGGCCGCTTGGGGCAGGTGGAAGTGGCTACGGTATCGGCGCATCGATTCAGACCGGTACGGGATACGGGGGCGGTGCTGGTGGTGTGGCCAACGGCCAGTCCAGTGCTGCTCGTAATGGCGCGCCGGGAGCTGGCGGTGTTGTTATTTTCGAGGAATACGCCTGATGAAGAAGTACGCACTCCTGTACATGGGCAAGGCTGCCCAATTGTTCGAAACCGACGGCGACATCAAGACAATGTTTCACCCGGACATGATCTGGATCGAATGCCCCGGCGAGGTCGAGGAAGGCTGGCTGTACGACGGCAAGCAGTTTGCACCGCCGGGAGTTCCGGTCGTGTCGCTGGATGAACTCAAGGCGTCCGTGGCGGCTGAGCGATTCGTGCGTGAGGGGGTTGGCATTGTCGTCGACGGTCTGCAAATCGAGACAACACGCGACAGCCAGGCGCTGATCGCCAGTACCGGCCTATCGGCTGTCCTCGATCCGGAATACCGCTGCAATTTCAAAACATTGAAGGGTTTCGTCGAGATCGGCGCTGCGCAGATCATCGATATTGCAAAGGCAGTACGGGCGCACGTACAGGCCTGTTTTGACCGCGAACTGACGTTGTTACGCGCAATCGAGGCAGGCGAGTACTACGACGAAATGCTGGCCGAGGGCTGGCCGGATTCATCGTCGACCGATACCGCAGATCTCGACTAAACGCCCCGTACATTGGGGCTTTTTCTTGTCCCCAAACAAACATTCAACACCCATCAAGCCCCTCCCAACGAGGGGCTTTCCCGTTTATGGAGAAACGAAAAATGGCAACCCGCCAAACCTACACCGTGCTCGTTCCATTCCCCACCGGCGGTGGGCACTGGTCGAGTGTCGGCCAGGAACTCGATCTGCTCGATGTCGAGGCCAGTGCCCTGCACAGCGCCGGTCGACTGGAGCTGAAAACACCTACCACCAAGGCCGTTAAGGCCGCTGCCAAGAAGGCTGACTGACTATGGCTGAGGTTCTGAACTTCGAGCACAACGGCATTACCGTCAATGCCACCGAATCCCCCGAGGCCATGGGTGGCCTGGGCGACAACGTCATCGGTCTGGTCGGCACCGCGCCGAAAGCCGATCTGCTGATTCCGCGTAACGCACCGTTTCGCATCAACAGCTTCACCACCCACGCACTGCTCGATCCGACCGGCTCGGAAGAGGGCACCCTGTACCACGCGGTTTACCAGATCCTCAAAGTGGTCAAGGTGCCGGTCTACGTGGTGATCGTCGAGGCGGGCGCGACCCCGGCCGATACCGTCAACGCGGTAATCGGCGGTGTTGAGCCAGCCACCGGCCGCAAGCTCGGTCTGGCGGCACTGGGCAGCGTCCCGGAAGACCTGACCATCATCGGCGCACCGGGCTTCACTGGCACTAAAGCGGTGGCCAGCGAGTTCGCCTCGTTCGGCAAGCGCATCAAGGCCCGTGTGGTGCTGGACGGCAAGGACGTCTCGGTCGCCGATCAGGTGCTGTACAGCCAGGAACTGGGCGGCGCAGACCTCGGTTTCGACCGTTGCCTGGTGGTGCACAACATGCCCGCCGTGTACTCGAAAGCGGCGAAGAAAAACGTGTTCCTCGCGCCATCGAGCCTGGCAATTGCCGCGCTGGCCAAGGTCAAGCAATGGGAAAGCCCGGGCAACCAGGTGACCTACGCCGAAGACGTGTCGCGGGTCGTTGAGTACAACATCCTCGACACCTCCACCGAAGGCGATCTGCTCAACCGCTACGGCGTCAGCTACTACGCCCGTACCATCCTTGGCGGCTTCTCGCTGCTGGGCAACCGCTCGATCACTGGCAAGTTCATCAGCTACGTCGGTCTGGAAGACGCCATCAGCCGCAAGCTTGTGAAGGCCGGCCAGAAAGCCATGGCGAAGAACCTGACCAAGTCGTTCATGGATCAGGAAGTCAAGCGCATCAACGACTGGCTGCAGACCCTGGTCGCCGACGAAACCATTCCCGGCGGCAGCGTGTATCTGCACCCGGAACTCAACAGCGTCGAGAAGTACAAGAACGGCACCTGGTACGTGGTCATCGACTACGGCCGCTACGCGCCGAACGAACACATGGTTTATCAACTCAACGCCCGCGATGAAATCATCGAGCAGTTCCTGGAGGACGTTCTCTAATGTTTACCAACCGCGTAAGACAGGCCATCGCGGCCACCCTGCAAGGTCTGCCGTTGTCGGCGACCGTTGAGGAATTCACTCCGCCGAAGATCGAATTCGATGTGGAAGAGATGCGTGGCGGCCGTTACATCGTCGAAGAAATGGCCAAGGGTGGCAAAGCGCTCAATGCCAAGTTGACCCTGCAAGGCATGGGCACCGAAGTCATGCTCGCACTGGGTGTGAAGCTGGGCGACGACATCCTGCTGAACGTGCGTGAAGGCGGTCAGGATCAGGACGGCAACACCTGGTTCACCTACCACACCGTCGGCGGCAAGCTGAAATCCCTGGAGGAAACCGCGGTGAAGATGGGTGAAAAACCCAAGACCAACCTGGAACTCTCCTGCCGTACCTACAACCGCCTGGAAAACGGCGTGCCGGTGATCGACATCGACGTGCGCACCCAGAAGTTCGTCCTCAACGGCGTCGACATCCTCGGTGATGCCCGTCGCGCGGTGCTGATGCCGTAAGCCTCGACTAAAGGCAATCACCAAACTCCTGTGGGAGCGAGCTCGCTCGCGAAAGCGATCTAATGTTCAACATTGATGTTGACGGACCCGACGCCTTCGCGAGCAAGCTCGCTCCCACAGAGGATCTAAACGAATCACCAAGGAATTCCTTTCATGTCGTGGATGCCACCCAAGCATGACCTGTTGTCGCCGATCACCGGTGACGACGGCTCGCAGATCGAATCGATCCAGCTCAAGCCACTGTTCTACGCCGCCCAGAAAGAAGCGCTGGAACGCGCCGGCGACGATGAGGACGACCAGTTCTTCGAACTGGCGCTGCTGGCCACCGGCTTGTCGGTCAAGGAACTCGACCAGCTCAAGCGTCCGGACTACGTGACCATCGCGCAATACGTGCACGAGTTCTCGACCCGTCCGGCGTCGTACTTTCTCGACCAGATCGAAGACGCGGAAAAATCCGACGATCCCGATCAGGTGCAACTGCTGTTGCCGCTCGCCGTCACCGGCCGCACCGTGACTTCGCTGAGCCTGGAAATGCCGGCGCTGCGGGCCACCAAAGTGATGAAGAAACTGAAAACGGCCAAGGAACGCGCCGAGTTCATCACCGCTCATTGCACCGGCCTGATGATCCCCGATCTTGCACTTATGAGCGTCCCTGACTGGACGCAATTGCAGGTGCGCATCGACGATTTTTTAAACCAGCCGGCGGCCTTCTTTCAGAACGCGACATCGAAGTAATCCTCGATATCGTGCCGCTCATTTACCCGGTAAGTGAGGCGGAGATTCTGGAGTGGGACGCCGAAAAGGCGTTGCGCCGCTACGACATAGCGATCACTCGCCTTGGCGTGAAACAGGAGTAGAGCGGCATGGCAGAGAGCAAGTTTGTGCTCATGAATGTCGGTGAAAGCGCCGGCGCAGGATTTGGCAGTGTCTCCCTGAGCACTGCCGCGCTGAACGCAGGTGTCGGGCAACTTGCGGTGGAGCAGACCAACAGCTTGCGCCAGGTCCTGCTGACAGTCAGTGGAAAAATCGTGCTGCTGACGACGGCAATCGATGCATTGAGCGTGACCCTGACCGCCTTGCGTGCGTTGCCGCAGGCAGCCAGTGCCGGAGCGAAGAGTGAGTCTGGCGGAGGGCAGAAAACGCCGGAAAAATCCTCCGCGGGGGCTGAGCCTCCCGAGACGCGTAAGGCCGCGATGGCCATGGATTCGGCGGCGGCCACGCTTGCGAATGTGGCGCAGCTCTCCCGCGATGACGGGAAAGACATGGCCCTCACTAGCCTGAAAATGGCCAGTGCCACCCTGGTGGCTGCCGGAGGCACTACCGGGGTCGAGCTGGTCAGGATTGAAACGCTGGCGGCCAAGGCGGGAATCGGCAGCGAAGCGGTAAACGCCGAGGGCAAGAAACGCGAATTGCTCACTTTTGCCAGCGATGCGGCCATTACTGCATCGGCATTCAAAGTTACCGGGCTGGAAGCCGGTGAAATGTTGAAGGTCTGGCGCACTTCGATGAAGCTCTCGCGCAATCAAGCCCTTGATCTGGCGGATGCGGCCAATCATCTCGGCAAAATGCCCGGAGATGTCCAGGCGGCTGATATTGGTTCTGTTCTGCAGCAATCGGGCGAGGCGGCAATCAGCGCAGGCTTGCAGCCTGAGCAGGCCGCGGCATTGACGGCAGCGCTGCTGAACAGCGGCGCGAAAAAAGACGATGCCGGCAATGCGTTGAAGAACATTTCCGATGCACTGGGCAAGGGCGATCAAGCCTCCATGGCCGAGAAAGGTGCCTGGAAGCAACTGGGCCTGGATCCCAAGACATTGGCTGAAGCCACGCGTGATCCTGACAAACAGAATGCCCAAGGCGCTGTTCTGTCGGTGCTTGCGGCCTTGAATACCAGACCGGTGGAGCAGCGCTCGACATTGGCCCGGACATTGTTCGCGGACAGTGGAGACACCGCGTTGTCGCTGTCTCAGGACCTCGGCAAGGTGAACGAAGCCTTTTACCTGGTCAGCGACAAAAGCCGATACGCGACATCGAAGCTGGGTGATAAAAGCTCGGTGAGGCAGTCCGCACTGGCACTTGCCGAAACTCAGCAGGGGCAGTGGAACATCAAGAATGCTCGTGAGGAACGTTTGTCGGTCGCCAAAGGTAATGCACTGGCGCCGGATATCGAAAAAACCGGTGAGAGCCATTCGTTAGACACGCTGAGCGATCTGGCCGAAACCTACCCGAAAACCACGGGTGCCGTTCTGACGGCGACGGCCTGGATCAAACCGGTGTTCGACGCCGTGACCGATGCGGTGGTCGGTGAGCTGAAAGACCGGGGAGGCAAATGGATCGTTGATAAAGCTGCCAGTTACCTTCCCGGTCGTTCAAAGCTCGGCTTATCTGCAGCAACCTCTGCGACGGCCGTGGCTGAAACTCAGGGCCTGGCTCTGGCCAGTCGTAGTGCCAGCGCTGGCAACGGTCTGAAAATACTCGAACAGACTGCAAGGGTTGCTGTTCCGCGGCTGGAGCCTGCACTCGCATCGGTGCAGCCGGCCTCGCGCTGGATGCCTTGGCAGGCGAAGGCGGCGATGGGTGCTTCGGCTGTCGCCGCAGGTATTGCCAGCGGTGACAAACAGCAGATCAGCAAGGGGCTCGGTGAAGCCGGTGGTGCCTGGGCCGGCGCAGTCGCCGGTAGCTCGATCGGCGCCTCCATTGGAAGTGTGGGGTTGGCGCCAGGTATTGCACTTGGCGGTCTGATCGGTGGACTGGTCGGGGGATGGCTGGGCGCTGAAGGAGGAGGCTTTTTAGGTGAGAGGCTCATGTCCACCGCGCCGGACAAACTCGCCCCTCCTGCCGAAGTCGCCAAAGACCTCTCTGGTGCACAGACGCAGAACCAGCAGGTTTCCTTCGCTCCGACCATCCAGGTCTCTTGTCCTGCACCCGACACTGCCCAACAGATTCAATCGATTATCGAGCAACAGCTGTCCGGCCAGTTCCACGGCCAATTCATACCGCTGCTGACGGGTAACCCACTCGGGACGCGCCGCGACGCCGCCCTGACTGACGGAGCCGGTACATGAAACAACAAATGGCACTGGGCAGTTTCATCTTCGGACTGTCCCGGGATTTTGCGTACAGCACGCTGTCGCGAAAATCCGAGGGTGGCTGGACTGATCTGCAGATCCTCAACAGCAAACCCAGATCCCACCAGACAGGGCAGAAGCCTGAAACCCTGACCATCTCCGGCACCTCGATGTACGCCGTGGCGATGGAGCGGCTCGATGAGCTGCGTGCGCTGCAAGCGTTGAGAGTGCCGCTGCCGTTGATTGACGGCATTGGCCGCAACTGGGGTTTGTGGCGGATCAACAGCATCGACGAAAACCAGAGCGAGGTCATCGATGACGGCACCGCGATGGTGATCAAGTGGGTCATCGGATTGTCGGAGTTCAACAATGCGTAAGGTACGAAGCGTGGCCGGTGATTCGGTAAATCTTTTGCTGTATCGCGAAACTGGTCGCAGCGATGACAGCGCCGAAGAAGCCCTGTGGACGCTCAACCCGAGCCTGGCCGAGCTCGGCCCGATCCTGCCGGCGGGTGTCTGGGTGACGTTGCCCGAGCTCGACTCGAAACCGGCCGCAATCAAACCGGTTCTGGCCTGGGATTAAGGAGGCTGCATGGCACAGGGATTTACGCCGGCGATCGAAATCTACGGCGCCAACAAGGACCTGCTGAACCAGCGACTGATCAGTTGGGAACACATCGATGCCGCCGGGATGGAGTCCGATCAACTGACATTGGTGCTCGACCTGGAAGGCCTTGAAGGCTTACCAACCCTGGGCGGAACCATCGGTCTGCGGGTGGGCTATCTGGAATCCGGGCTGGTCGAAAAGGGCCAGTTCAAGGTCACTCGACTGACACCGACGCTGTTTCCGCTGCGCCTGACGCTGGTCGCGACCGCCGCGCCTTTCAGCGGCAAGGACGAAACCGGATTCAAGGAACGGCGCACGGCCAGTCATGGCCCCACGACGCTTGGCGGATTGTTTCGCGAACTGGTCTCGAGACACGGATTTTCGCCGCGCGTGGATCCCGAGCTGGCGCTGATCAGGATCGCTCATGTCGACCAGTCGAACGAAACCGACATGGGTTTCATCACGCGACTGGCGAAAAAGTACGACGCGGTGGCCAAACCGTTCAACGACCTCTATGTACTGGCGAAACCGGCGCAGCTCAAAAATCTGTCGGGCCAGGTGATACCGGACGTCAGGCTGTCGGTGACCCACAACAACCGGCCGGGCGATCACGCCTTCATCAGCGCCACGCTGGAAGAGACCGCCCGCACCCAGAATCAGGGTTGCAAAACCTCCTTTTGGGACAGTGCTCTCGGCAAGCTGCGGGAGGTGATCACCGGTTCCGAACCCTACAAGGTCATACGCCAGAAACTGGCCAGCGAAGAAGAAGCCAAAGCCATCGGCGAGGCCGAAGTGCGCAAGATGCTGCGCGAGAAATACAAGCTGAAGGTCACCTGCCCGGGCGATCCCCTGCTGGCAGCCGAAGGTCTGCTGGTACTCGACGATACCTGGCCGGACTTCATGCGCGGTCGCTGGTCGATCGAGAAAGTCACTGCCAGCGGCAAGCGCGAGGAAAGCTATCGCTGCCTGATCGAAGCGACCGGCCGGGATCCCGAGGCAAAAGCCAAGGACTGATCCCCCCGGTCTCACCGCCACACCCATTCCTGTGGCCACTCACACATCCTGGAACGCTCCCCATGAAGATCTCCCCGATCCTCACGCAGCTGCGTGCGCAATGCCCAAGCCTTGCCGGCCATATCGCGACAGGTGTCGACCTGGCGCTGTTGCAAGGCGACCCGAATCTGCCAATGCCCTCGGCCCATGTTTTACCGCTGTCGGACGTAGCCAGCGCCAGCTCTTCACAGAACTCCCTCAGCCAACCGATCCGCGACCGCTTCGAAATCATCCTGGCACTCGATGCCACGGACGCCACAAAAGCGCTGGATCTGTTGCACGACCTGCGCGCCGAACTGTGGCGTGCGCTGGTGGGTTTCAAACCCGATTCCAACTACAGCGCCATCGTTTATGACGGCGGCGAAACGGTCTCGATCAACACCAGCCGCGCGTTCTACCGGCTGCGCTTTTTTGCCGAGTTCCAGCTGGGCCGCAATCTGCCAAGTCAGCCTGCGGAGAGCTGGCACGAACGTGAACTGGACGGTTTGTCGTCCTTTACCGGGGCCACCGTTCGGGTCGATGCGATCGATCCGGCCGATCCCAACCTGAAACGCCCGGGCCCTGACGGGCGCGTGGAAATGACTTTCTCTGGAGACGTAACCCCATGAGCAACCGCATCACCGTAGTGCCGGCCGCCGGCCGTGCCGTGCCGGACCCGGAAGCCGGCGACCTGCTGCCACTGGAAGGCCGTGAAGTGCTGGACAGCGCCTGGTGGCGCCGGCGTCTGGCCGACGGCGATATCACCCTCAAAACCGCAACAGCCAAACAAAAGGGAGCCAAATAATGGCGATCGGATTCAGCAACATCCCTGCGGACATTCGTGTACCGCTGTTCTATGCCGAAATGGACAACTCGGCCGCCAATAGCGCGTCCTCGTCCATGCGCCGCCTGATCGTGGCGCAGGTCAACGACAACATCGCCCCGAGCGAAGTCGGCAAACTGGTGCTGGTCTCCAGCGTGGCGCTGGCCAAGAGCATTGGCGGCCAGGGCTCGATGCTCGCCTCGATGTACGAGACCTTCCGCAAGGCCGACCCGATCGGTGAGATCTGGTGCCTGCCGCTGCACAACGCCACCGGCGCCATCGCCAAAGGCGTGCTGACCCTGACCGGCACTGCGACTCAGGCTGGCGTGCTCAACCTGTATGTCGGCGGCGTCCGCGTCCAGGCCACCGTGGTCAACGGTGCTACCGCTGCTCAGGCGGCTACCGCCCTGGCACAGAAAATCAACGCCACCGCCGATCTGCCGGTGAGCGCTGCGGCCGCTGAAGGCGTCGTCACTCTGAACGCCAAATGGACCGGCGAGAGCGGCAACGACATCAGCCTGCAATTCAATCGCCTGGGCAAGAGCAACGGCGAAGAAACCCCGGCCGGTCTGACCACCGCGATCACCGCCATGACCGGCGGCGTCGGTGTGCCTGACCAGGTTGAAGCGGTTGCCGCACTGGGCGACGAGCCGTTCGAATTCATCGCGCTGCCATGGTCCGACCTGGCCACCCTCAACACCTGGCAAGCGGTGATGGACGACAGCACCGGTCGCTGGTCGTGGGCCAAGCAACTGTTCGGTCACGTCTACAGCGCCAAGCGCGGCACCGTCGGCACTCTGGTGGCAGCCGGTCAGGCACGCAACGACCAGCACATGACCATTCAGGCGCTGGAACCGGGCGTTCCACAACCGGTGTGGGTACAAGCCGCTGCACTGGCTGCCCGCACTTCGGTGTTTATCTCCGCCGACGCCAGCCGTCCGACCCAGAGCGGCAGCCTGCCAGGCGTCGATCCGGCCCCGGCGAGCGAGCGCTTCACCCTGACCGAGCGTCAGTCGCTGCTCAACTACGGCATCGCCACCGCGTACTACGAAGGCGGCTACGTGCGCATCCAGCGCTCGATCACCACCTACCAGAAGAACGCTTACGGCCAGGCTGACAACTCGTACCTGGACAGCGAAACCATGCACCAGTCGGCGTTCATCGTGCGTCGTCTGCAAAGCGTGATCACCAGCAAATACGGTCGCCACAAGCTGGCTTCCGACGGCACCCGTTTCGGCGCCGGCCAGCCGATCGTCACCCCGGCGACCATTCGCGGTGAACTGATCGCCCAGTACGCCAAGCTCGAACTCGAAGGCCACGTGGAAAACGCCGAGCTGTTCGCCGAGCACCTGATCGTCGAGCGCGACGTGCAGGACCCGAGCCGCGTGAACGTGCTGTTCCCGCCGGATTACATCAACGGTCTGCGCGTGTTCGCACTGCTCAACCAGTTCCGTCTGCAGTACGACGACGTCGCCTGATCGGCCCGTTTGACACTGTGATTCGGCCCACCTCGCGTGGGCTTTTTATTTGAAGGGAGTAACACCATGGGTCAACTGATTGCAGGTACCTGCTACGTCAAGGTCGACGGCGCACAACTGACCATCAATGGCGGCTGCGAAGCCCCGCTGATGGCCGTCAAACGCGAAACCGTCGTGCCGGGTTTCTACAAGGAAACCGACATCGCGCCGTCGTTCAAAGTGACCGCGCTGCACACCGCCGACTTCCCGCTGAAGAAGCTGATCGAAGGCACCGACATCACCGTCACCTGCGAATTCAGCAACGGCAAAGTCTACGTACTGGCCGGTGCCTACCTGGTCGAAGAACCAGTTTCCAAAGGCGATGACGCCACCATCGAACTGAAATTCGAAGGCATCAAGGGGACCTGGCAATGAGCGGCGCCGTGAAGCTTCAGGTTGCGATCGAAGCTCACGGCGAGCCCCTGACCGAACTCGTCCTGCGCCGTCCGACGGTGCAGGAGGTGCGAGCGATCAAGGCGCTGCCGTACAAGATCGACAAAAGCGAAGAGGTCAGCCTCGACATGGACGTGGCGGCCAAGTACATCGCCGTGTGCGCCGGCATACCGCCGTCGTCGGTCAACCAGCTGGATCTGGCTGACCTCAACGCGCTGAGCTGGGCCGTTGCGAGTTTTTTCATGAGTGCGGCGTCGGAGCCATCACCGACCTGATTTCGGTCGCCTATGACCTGGCCTGGTTCTGGAAGGTTGACCCCGAACAGATGATGGCCAGGCCACTGGATGTGCTTCGCGAATCGCTGGAGCACGCGCAACGGATCAATGCGATGCAGCAGGTGCAGTGATGGCAGACGAAGAAAAGAAAGAGAAAACCCCGGTGCTGCTGACGGGCATCGATGAACTGTCGCCCAAACTCGGCGCCCTGCGAGTAAAGGTCGAGAGCTTCAAGAAAAACCTCGAACAGACCGGCCTCGGCAAACTGGACATCAGCGGTCTGTTCAAGGGGGGCAGCGTGATTACGCCGTTCGCGGACGGCATTAAATCGGCTGCAGCCTTTCAGGGAAAATTGACCGAGGTCAGCGAGACCGCGAAAACCGTCGACCTGCCGGACACGCCGAAAACTGCCGCACAGAACATGAACGTATTCAGTGCGTCCATGGAGAAAGTTTCCGTTGCGGTGGACGCCGCACTGGTGCCAGCGGTGGGCGCATTGGTGGTCGGGCTGGAGCCGGTGCTGACCCAGGTCGGCAGCCTGCTGGCCGACAACCCGAAACTGGTCGAAGGCCTGGCGGCGGGGGCGATTGCATTTTCCGCCATGCAGACCGCCGTCACTGGTACGACTCAGGTGATGGACGTGATGAGCATGGTGCTCAAGACCAATCCGATCATGCTGATCGCCATGGGCATTGCGGTGGCGGCCGGTCTGATCGTGGCCAACTGGACACCGATTTCCGCGTTCTTCACTGGATTGTGGGAGGGCGTGAAAAATGCCGGGGCCAGTGCAATGGCGATGTTGCGCTCGGTGCTCGACTGGCGGCCGCTGGAGGCACTGGCGGCGTTGTGGGAACCGGTCACCGGTTTCTTCTCGGGAATCTGGGACAAGGTCAAGGCCGTGACCGCGCCGGTGATCGACTTCTTCAAGTCGGTTTTCTCGTGGTCGCCTGCAGGCCTGATCCTGGAAAACTGGGGGCCGTTGACCGGTCTGTTTTCGGCAATCTGGGAATTGCTCAAGGCCTTGAGTGTGCCGGTGATGGCGTTCCTCAGAAACCTGTTCGACTTCTCGCCGATGCAGATGATCGACAGTGCATGGGGCGGTGTTGTCCGGTTCTTCGAACCGATGTTCAGCGGCCTGCGAAAAGCCGCGCAAACGGCGAAAGTGTTCCTGGTGTCGTTGTTCGACTTCTCACCGATGCAGATGATCAACAGTGCGTGGGGCGGTGTTGTTGCGTACTTTCAGCCGGTGTGGACGACGCTGCAATCGGCCGTGCAAATCACCCGGGATATGCTGCGGGCACTGTTCGATTTTTTCCCGATGGAAATGATCACCAGCGCCTGGGGTGGTGTCGTCGGATTCTTCGAACCGATCTGGACGGCACTGCAAACGTCAGTGCAACAGGTCAAAGGCTTTTTCACCGGTCTGTTCGAGTGGTCGCCGCTGGAGCAGATTGCGCAGTACTGGCAGCCTATCGGTGAGGTTTTCTCGGCGCTGTGGGGTGTTGTGCTGGCGCTGTCCGCGCCGGTCGTGGATTTTTTGCACGGCCTGTTTGAATGGAACCCCCTGGATCAGATCATTGAGAGCTGGGGGCCGATTGTCGGGTGGTTCGGCGAGCTGTGGCAAAAGCTGCAAACCGTCATTGCACCGATCAAGGAACTGTTCGACGGTGGTTTCGCCGGACTGATCGCCAAGGTCACCGGCAAGGTCGAAACCCTGGCCGAAGCGCAACGCCAGACCAATGCCGAAGGCAAGGGCGAACTGGCCCCGGCATTCTTCGGTGCCAGCCCGAAAGCCGAGGGTGGCAGTGCGTTGCAGGGCGGTTCGTTGCCGCAATCCTCCAGCGCCCTGATCCAGCAAAGCGCCGCCAACAACCGCACGCAACTCGAAGGCGGCCTGACGGTGCGCTTCGAAAATGCGCCGGCGGGGCTGCGCACCGATCAACCGCAAACCAATCAACCGGGGCTGGCGCTCAGTTCGCGCATCGGCTATCGCTCGCTTTCCATGGGAGGTTCCAATGAACTGGCGTGACCGTTTGTTGCCGGCATCCTTTCGCGGTGTCGGTTTCTGGATCGACCAGGCGAAAACCCCGGTCGGTCGCAAGGGGCAGTTGCATGAATACCCGCAACGCGACCTGCCGTTTTTCGAGGACCTCGGCCAGCAGGCCAAGACCCACGACCTGACGGCGTTCATCATCGGTGCCGATTGCCTGGAGCAGCGCGACAAGCTGCTCCAGGCCCTGGAACAGGGCAGCGGGGAACTGGTGCATCCGTGGCTGGGGCGCTTGCAGGTCAAGGTCGGCGAGTGCGACATGACCCACACCCGCCAGGACGGCGGGATGGTGACGTTCAGCCTGAAGTTCTACCCCGACCGATCGCTGCCGTTTCCGACGGCGACCGTCAGCACGCAGAAAGTGTTGCTGGCCAAGGCTGACGGCTTGCTCGGTTCGGCGGTGGCGCGCTTCGAACAGGCGATGACCCTGATCAAGGCGGCGCGGATCGGCATCGCCAATCTGCGCAACAGCCTCACCGGCGTGTACGACGTGATCAAGGAGCAGCTCAAGCCGCTGATCGCGCAGTACAAGCAGATCACCGAACTGGTCAGGGCCGTCAAGGAACTGCCCAAGGACGTGGCGGCGGAGTTCAAGGGATTACTCGGCGATATCAAGGAGCTCAAGGAGTTCGCGAAGGAAGGCTACCGTGGCGTGATTGCCGACGTGTCCCAACAGATCGAAGCCATCCGCAAGGCCGATGCGCCGAAAATCACCACCGGCAAGGACACCAACGCCGCCGCGCAAGCGATGGCCAATCTGGTGCAGGACACCCTGATCGTCAAAGTGGCGCAATGGGTGGCGTCGATGCCGGTGGCGTCGACGCCGGTGAAGCTCAGCTCGACGCCCTCGCTGGATCAGCAATCGAAGCAGCCGATCAGCCGTCAGGAAGTCCCGGTCACCGACGATCTGCAAGCCCTGCAAAAAGAGTTGAGCGAAGCGCTGCAAAAGGCCCAGGACAAGGCCGACCCCTCGCACTATCAAGCCATCGCCGATGTGAAGGAGGCGCTGATCGCGCACCTCAAGGCCGTGGCTTCGTCCGGTGTGCGACTGGTCAGCAAAACCTTCCAGGAAACCTTTCCGGCATTGGTCGTCGCCTACCAGCAGTTCGGCGATGCCACCCGTGTGACCGAGGTCATTCAGCGCAACGGTCTGTCTCATCCGGGGTACTCACCCAACGAAGTCAAGGTTTCCAGGGAGTGAGCCATGAACGAGACTGACAACCGCGTCACGCTGACCGTCAACAACATGGAGTACGGAGGCTGGAAAAGCGTGCAGATCACCGCGGACCTGGAGCGTCAGTTCCGCACCTTCAAACTCGACATCACCTGGCAATGGCCGGGGCAGACCGTGGATCAGCGGATCAAGGCCGGCGACCCGTGCGAAGTGCGGATCGGCCAGGATCTGGTGCTCACCGGTTATGTGTTCAAGGCCCCGATCAGCTATGACGGGCGGCAGATCAGCCTGAGCATCGAAGGCAGCTCCAAGACCCAGGATCTGGTCGATTGTGCGGCGCGAAACATCCCGGGCCAATGGCAGGAGCAGCCGCTGTTGAACATCGTCCAGGCCCTGGCCGGGGAGTACACGCAGTTTGTGGTCAACGAGATTCCCGAGACCGCACGCCTGAGCAAACACACCATCGTTCCGGGTGAAACGGTGTTTCAGTCGATCGACCGTTTGCTCTCGCTGTACCGGGTGTTTTCCACCGATGACGCCGAGGGTCGGCTGGTGCTGGCCAAACCGGGCAGCGGCGGCCGTGCCAGCGATGCGCTGGAGCTGGGCAAGAATATTCTCTCGGCCAATGCGCCGATGGATCACAGCCAGGTGTTCTCCGAATACCGGGTGATCGGCCAGCAAAAGGGCAACGACAAGAAGAGCGGGGCGGCGGTCAGCGAGGTTGAATCCAGCGCCACCGACCTGAGCTTCAAGCGTCGGCGCACCACGATCATCAACGAAGGCTCGCAACTGACGTTCGAACTGGCCCAGCAGCGGGCCCAGTGGGAAAGCGCCACGCGCATGGGCCGGGCGCTGACCACCACGTATCAGGTGCAGGGCTGGCGCCAGTCCAACGGCGATCTGTGGCGCCACAACACGCTGGTGAAGGTCAAGGATCCGGTGCTCGGTTTCGATGGCGACATGCTGATCTCCAAGGTGACGTATTCGCTGTCGGCGCAAGGCTCGGTGACCACGTTGCAAGTGGCGCCGCCGCATACCTTCGACGCCAATCCGACCCCCCCGAAAAAGACCTGAGCCCAAGTTCTGCAAACACCACCGGACACTGTGGGAGCGGGCTTGCCCGCGAAAGCTGTGGTGGCTGCAACACATCTTTGCCTGAACGACCGCCATCGCGGGCAAGTCGACCCGTCGCACCGCCGCCCCCACAGGGTTTGTCTGTGGCTGGCCGACTTCTAGAGGAAAACCTATGAGCCTACTGACACGCCTGCTGGCGCGCGGCACTGTCGTGCTCGCCAATTCGGCATCCAAGCTGCAATCGCTGCAAATGCGCCTCACCGCCGGTGAAGTGAACGACGACATGGAGCACTTCGAACCCTACGGTTTCACCAGCCATCCGTTGGCCGGTGCCGAAGGCGTCGTCACGTTTCTCGGCGGTGACCGTTCTCACGCCATCGCCCTGGTGGTCGCCGATCGCCGTTACCGCCTGCAATCGCTGGCGGCCGGCGAGGTGGCGATCTACACCGACGAGGGCGACAAAATTCACTTCAAGCGCGGGCGGATCATCGACATCGAAACCGCCACGCTCAACATCCGCGCCAGCACCGCCGTGAACTTCGAGACGCCGGTGATCAACCAGACCGGCAAGATCGTTTCCAAAGACGATCAGGTAGCCGGCGGCATCAGCCAGATCAAGCACGTACACGTTGGCGTGCAGGCGGGCAGTGGCCAGACCGGCGCGCCGGCGGGAGGTCAATGATGCTTTTCAGTCAGAACCTCCACGCCGCGCTGACCCGTGCGGTGCTGATCAGCCTGTTCACCTGGCGCCGCGCTGCCGACGACGATGCCCTCGACGACGAGGAGCGTTTCGGCTGGTGGGGCGACACCTTTCCCACCGTGGCCGACGATCGTATCGGCTCGCGGCTGTGGCTGTTGCGTCGGGTAAAGCTGACCCGCCAGACCCAGATGGACGCCGAGTTCTACGCCCGCGAAGCCTTGCAGTGGCTGATCGACGACGGCCATTGCAGCGCCATCGACATCATCAGCGAACGCCTCGACGCCCAGCGCCTGAACCTGCGCACGGTCCTGACCCTGGCCGACGGCGAACGCCTGGACATCAACCCCGATAACAGTTGGCAGGTGATCTATGCCGTTTGAAACCCCTTCGCTGCCGGTGCTGATCAAGCGCACCCAAAGCGACCTGGCCGGCGATTCGCTGCGCCAGTCCGATGCGCAAGTCCTGGCCCGCACACTCGGCGGCGCCGCTTATGGTCTGTACGGCTACCTCGACTGGATTGCCGAGCAAATCCTGCCCGACACCGCCGATGAATCGACCCTGGAACGCATCGCCGCGTTGCGCCTGAACCAGCCGCGCAAACCGGCGCAGGTCGCCACCGGCACGGTCAGCTTCAACGCGACGGCGGGTGCGGTGCTGGACGCCGATACGTTGCTGCAGGCGAGTGACGGCCGCACCTTCAAAGTCACCGTCGCGCGCACCACCGTCAATGGCGTCAACAGCACCAGCATCGCCGCGCTGGATGCCGGCAGCCTGGGCAACGCCGAGGCCGGGCTGGCGTTGACTCCGGTGCAACCGATCGCCGGTGTGGTCGGCAACAGTTTTGTGGTGCTGGCACCGGGACTCAATGGCGGCGTGGCTCGGGAAAGCCTTGAGTCGTTGCGCTCGCGGGTGATCCGCTCCTATCGCGTCATCCCCCACGGCGGCTCGGACAGCGACTATGAAACCTGGGCGCTGGAAGTGCCGGGCGTGACTCGCGCGTGGTGCCGTGGCGGGTTCCTCGGGCCGGGCACCGTCGGCGTATACATCATGCGCGACGACGATCCGCAACCGGTGCCGAATGACGATCAACTGGCTGAAGTGCAGGCCTACATCGAACCGCTGCGCCCTGTGACCGCCGAAGTGCATGTACGTGCGCCAGTGCAGAAACCGGTGACCTATCAGTTGAAGCTGACCCCCGACACCAGCGCCGTGCGCGCCGCCGTCGAAACCCAATTGCGCGACCTGCATAACCGCGAAGCCGACTTGGGTGAGGATCTGTTGATCAGCCATATCCGCGAAGCAATCAGCAGCGCGGCGGGTGAAACCGATCACGTGCTGTCGGCGCCGGTGACGAACGTGGCCGCGGGTGACAGCGAACTGCTGACCTTCGGGGGTTGCGTATGGCTGCCATAAGAACCGCCGCGCAATACCAGGCGCAACTGCGCGCCTTGCTGCCGAGCGGCCCTGCGTGGGATCCGGAGCGCGTGCCGGAACTGGAAGAAGTGCTGGAAGGCGTCGCCGTCGAACTGGCGCGCCTCGACGCCCGTGCCGCCGACCTGCTCAACGAAATGGACCCGGCCGGCGTCAGCGAACTGGTGCCGGACTGGGAACAGGTGATGAACCTGCCCGACCCGTGCCTCGGCGCCACGCCGCTGTTCGATGACCGTCGCCTCGCCGTGCGCCGCCGCTTGCTGGCGGTCGGCAGCCAGGCGGTCGGCTATTACCTGGAAATCGCCAAAAGCCAGGGTTACCCCAACGCCACCATCACCGAGCTTGAAGCCCCGCGCATGGGCCGTTCGCGTTTCGGCGCAGCGCACTGGGGCACCTGGGAAGCGCAGTTCATGTGGACGCTCAACACCGGCGGCCGGCTGTTGCTCGGTCGGCGTTATGGCGCGAGCTACTGGGGTGAGCGTTTTGGCGTGAATCCGGGATCGGCGTTGGAATGTCTGATCCATCGGGCGGCACCGGCGCATACCAAGGTGCATATCAACTATGACTAGGGAATAACGCAATGGATTATCCGAAGAGTGTCCCCAGCGCCGGTCTGGTGAACGGGAAATTTATCGATGAAAACCCGCTGACCGGAACACCGGGCTCGCTGATCCCCGCTGACTGGGGCAACGGTGTGACGCAAGAAATCATCAATGTGATCAAGGCCGGGGATCTGACTCCGGACGAGAAGAAATACGATCAGTTGCTCCAGGCGATTCAGAGCGTTTCGGCCAAGGGCTGGAATCAGGATCTGGCGTTGCCTTTGGCAGCGTTGCCGTTGCCGACCGTGGCCACGGCGGATGCCCGGATGCCGATCACACCGGCCGCCGTATCGACCAGTGGCGGACGGGTATCGGTGCCGGCGGGTGTTTACGTCAGCATCGGTCAGGAAGTGCTGGCGGGGCAGTTGGGACGTTCGCGTACGTTCACCACTCAAGCCTGGAGCAGCGCCGATCTGCTGCCGAGCTCGGGTTACTTTCTGCGGGCGCAGGTGGTGGGTGGGGCGCTGACGTTTTACATGCAGCGCGGGACGATTTACGACGCTGCTCCGGAGGGCTTGAAAGGAACCTTGAACGGAGCGGCAGGTGGCGGCTTTCAGTCCACTCCGTTGGACATCTGTCTGGCGTGGGTGGTGACAGCAGGTCCTGGATCGGTGCCGATTGTCAGGCCGATCTACAACCGCAACCGGTTGAGCTGGACGCAGGTCGTCAATGGCAATGGTGTTGTCTATCTGCCGCTCGATCCTCACGCGCGGGCGGCGCGTCTGGTGGTCGGCAACCCGACTCCGCACCCGACAGGCATAACCAGCGTGTCGTTTGCACCGGGAGGCTGGTTGGGGGGCAACTACTGCTACCTGAACCCGACCGTCGCAACCTCAAACAACTGGGACGGTTGGTCTACGGCAGGCGCGGCGGCGCTGATCTTCTCCAGTAACGTGGTCAGCGATACCACTGTTTCGACATTGACCGCCAGTTTTGACCACGCCGAATTGCGCTCGCTGTGGCAGGTCTACCAGGCTGAACACACGCTGGGCGCGGGCACTGCGGCCAGTGACGAACTGTTGTTCAGTATGGGGCTCAAGAGTTTCGCTCAGACCGACTACTCCAATGGTATTGCGATCAACTTTACCGCTGCTGTGAATGTCAATTTAGCCTGGGAGTTGATCCGATGATCATCATTCAAGAACTGCATCAGTTCGAGGACGGTTTGCGTCTTGCACAGCCTTCCGCTGCTCATGATTGGGACGGCGAGCAGTGGGTCGTCAATGCCGAGAAGGTCGTGCTGCTGGACCAGCAGGAAACCGAACGCCTTTGCGCCAATGTCGATGCCGCCGCCGACAGCACGCGCACCGCACTGGCCGGTGATCCGCTCAAAGCGCTGGAATACGCCCAGGCCGCCATTGACGCTCAGGCTTTCCAGGACGCCGGTTACCCGAAAAAGGAAGTGCCGCTGTCCGTCGCCGCTTGGGTAGCCAAGGGCCGTTCGGCGAGACAGTCCGCCGAGCAGATTCTCGACAAGGCTGCCCAGCTCAGTGAGAACCTGCTGACGCTGCGAACCCTTCGCCTGAAAGCCAAGAGCCAGATCCGCGCGTACGCGAGCAAGAGTCAGATGGATCAGGCTCGCGCTGCCTCCGATGAGGCGCTGCAAGCCATTCGGGAACTGACCGCCAACCCGGCCTCGTAGCCGCAATCGCGTCACCCAAGCCCACTTGATTGTGGGCTTTTTATTTTCAGGAACAGAAACGTCTGCGTCGCAGCGAAAGCTTGCGCGCGGCCACGTTTCATTTGTCATTACAGAGGAACGAACACCCATGGACTACCCAAAAAGCGTCCCCAGCGTCGGCCTGGTCGATGGCCGCTTCGTCGATGAAAACCCGGTGGCGGGAACGCCCGGGTCGTTGATACCGGCGGTGTGGGGCAACAGCGTTACGCAGGAAATTCTCAACGTGATTACCGGCGCCGGGCTGGTAGCCGCCGAGACCGATACCGGTCAGTTGCTTAAAGCCATTCAATTGATCATTGGTGCTACCAGCCCAATGCGCTCGGTGGTGACGCGGCTTGCCGCTTCGAAGGCACTGAGCGATCAAGAGCTCGGTCTGGTATTGATCGATGGCAGCCCCGGTGCCACGACGATCACCTTGCCCGACGCCAATGTCGGACTGGGTGTGCGCGACGTGATTGTTCGTCGTGTCGACAACAGCGGCAATCGAATGATGGTGCAGACATCCGGAACCGACCGGATCCGTTTTCACACGCATTTGTCTGCGAGCGGTTATCCGTTTCTGGTGCTGATGGGCAGCGGTGACTGGTGGCATTTGCGCAGCGACGGTGCTGGCAGTTGGTGGCCGGTCGGACGTTTGGACGGTTCGTCACTGGGCCACATTGCCTTTGAGACTACTCTTTCGGTCTTACCGGGTGGCTATGCCGCTTTGAATGGCTCGTTACTCAGCCGCTCGGACTGGCCGTGGCTTTGGGACCACGCGCAACAGTCCGGCATGTTGCGTTCCGAAGCTGATCGTGCCGGTGCATGGTCCTTGGGGGATGGAGCTACAAACTTCCGATTACCAGAAGCCCGTGGCGAGTTTCTACGGGTGCTAGCTGAGGGTGGCCTGATTGATCCGGGACGTATGCCGGGCTCTTGGCAAAAAGGCTCGTTGGTCCAGGGCGACAATGGCATTGGCGACAATATTTTGTTTGCTACGCACATCAGTACCCAAAAGGCCCAGTTGGGTTTCGATATGGGGAATTACACCGATTACTCGGGCTCCACCGTCAAATACATCACCCCTTCTGAGACTGTTTCGCCGATTTCGGACGCAGACCTGTTGAATCATGGCGGCATCACGCGTCCTCGAAACATCGCCTATCCGGGTCGGATCAAACTTATCTGAGGTGCTCATGTTTAATTACTTGTTTGATCACGTGGGCTGTCTGTCTGGTCCCGTTGAGTTTGTCGAAACTCCTGGTCTCGGCGTCCAGTTGCCCAGTAATTCGGTGCAACTGCCTTTTGAATTGCCATCGGCTGGAAGTGGTCGTGTCTGGGCTCTGGTGAACAACATTCCTCGTGAGGTAAGCGATCACCGAGGAGTGGTTTACAGAACGGACAGTGGGGCGAAACAGATGTGGGGTGAACCAGGTGAATTACCGGATTACCTCACTGTCGAGCTCTGGCCTGGGGAGGGGTATGTCTGGAACGGTCAGGCATGGAAGCTCGATGAAGCGGCACACTTGTCCGCGATCAAGTCTGTCCTTGTCGACAAGCGTGACACGCTGCTGCGCGAAGCCGTCCTGCGCATCACTCCCCTGCAATACGCCGAGGACATCGGCGACGCCAGCCACGAAGAGCAACTGCAATTGCTCGAGTGGAAGCTCTACAGCGTGGAGCTGAGCCGTATCGAAAAACAGGCCGGTTTCCCGGAGCAAATCACCTGGCCTTCAGTGCCTGGCACCCGTACAGCAGATTGATAAGGAGATGAATCTTGGACTATCCCAAAAGCGTACCCAGCGTTGGGCTGGTGAACGGGCAATTTGTCGATGAGGATCCTGTCGCCGGAAAACCCGGCTCGCTGATTCCTGCCACATGGGGCAATGGCGTCACGCAGGAAATTCTCAGCGTCGTGCAGGCCGCCGGCATGACCCCGAACGAGGGGAACACTCATCAACTGCTCGACGCACTGCGCGGTCCGGCGTTGTTCACGACGGCTGCACAATTTGATGTCAGTCGCTCTGCCGCGACTGCCGAGTTTGTCCAGCGGGCGCTTGGCAACTACGCCAGCGCGCGCGGCATCTCCGGCTCGACCCAACTGACCCTGGCGGATATCGGCTGTTCGGTCGGGATGGGCGGAAATGCTGCGTACACCGTGACCTTGCCGGACGCCACTGCGGTGCCCAGCGGTGCAACGATCAGCCTGCATTGCCGAAACAGCGCAGCGGTCACGGTTGCCAGTAAAACCGGTACGCAGATTAGCCCCCAGGGGGGCTATCTTGGGTCGATCACGATGAACGGCGGTGAGAGTGCGACCTTCGTCCGGGAGTCGGGTGTCTGGGTCGTTTACGGCACCGCTGCGTTGAAGTATTCGGCGCTCTATGCGTCGCAGTTCGCCACGGCCGGATATCAGAAACTTCCCAGCGGCTTGATTGTGCAGTGGGTAACCGGGGGCTCCGATGCGAATGGAATCATGACGGTGTCGTTACCGATGATGTTTCCCAATGCTGTCCTCGGCGGGATCGCCAATGAAGGCTATCCGGCAGGCTGGGGCAGTTCCAACGTCACTGTCTGGGCATTCGACGGGGCCAACTCCACGACATCGACGGTTGTTGCCAGGGTTCGCAATGTCCTGGCGTCGAGTGTGAAGGCTGAGCCTGGAATCTCGGGGCGCATATTGGTTTGGGGACGATAACCATGGCTATTTATTTTCATGCACAGACACGCGGCTTTGAACTGGTCGACAGCCCCTATCCGGAACCGCCTGAAGGCGCTGTGGAAATCACCCGCGCCCAATACGCCGAACTGTTTGCCGGACAGGCAAGCGGCAAGGTCATCAGCGCCAGTGCCAGCGGTCAGCCCGTATTGATCGACCCGGTCATCTCCCCGCAGGCACTGGCTTCCCGGGAGCGCGCGTGGCGCGACAACGTCCTGCAAGACACTCAATGGCTGGTATGGCGCGACGCTGAAGAACTGGAAGTCGGCGAGGGCACGACGCTGCGAACCGAAGAATTCAAACAGCTTCTTGCCTATCGGCAGGCCCTGCGCGACTGGCCCACTGATCCGGAATTTCCGGATGTCCAGGCTCGCCCGGTAGAGCCAGACTGGCTTGAAGGCTTGCTGCGGTCGAACGGCTGAGCCGTTGACTCATTCAATGAGGAATCAATATGGATTACCCGAAAAGCATTCCCGGCTCAGGCCTGGAGAATGGCCGGTTCGTCGATGAGGACCCCATCGCTGGAAAACCGGGATCGTTGATCCCGGCCAGTTGGGGCAACAGTGTGACCCGGGAAATTCTCAACGCGATCACGGCCGCCGGTCTGACGCCGGATGAGGAACAGACCGATCAACTGGCCCAGGCCATTCGGCAACTGGCGAAACCGGATCCGCTGCAGCAGTTTCCTGTGCAGGTGTATCGCAAGAATCTGTTGATCAATGGTGGGTTCAACATCTGGCAGCGCGGCACGACGAATCAGGGGCCGAACATCGGTGGCTATGTGGCGGATCGTTTTCGATGCGACTGGAACGGCAACGCAGGTGTCAGCATTTCGCGCCAGGATTTTCCCCTCGGTCAGACCGAAGTCACGGGGGAGCCCGCTTATTTCCTGCGCTGGCAGCAGGCAACTGCAGGCACCGGGGCAACAGTACATGGAGTCTCCCAGAGCATCGAATCGGTCAGGACTCTGGCCGGACGAACGGCGACGGTCAGCTTCTGGGCGCGATCCGATGCGACGCGTCCGTTGCGAGTCACGATTACCCAGCAGTTCGGGACGGGGGGCTCGCAAGGTGTGGTGAAGGTTGTCGATGTCTTTCAACTGAGTACTTCGTGGAAGAAATACAGCGCAACGTTTCAGGTGCCGACCATCGCCGGGAAAATGCTGGGCGCGAATGATTGCCTGACCTTGTCGTTCGATCTGCCGCTCAACGTGTTGCAGACCGTCGATCTGGCACAGATGCAACTGGAGGAGGGGCCGGTTGCGACACCGTTTGAATATCGTCCTGTGTCCGAAGAGCTGACTCTCTGTCAGCGCTATTTCGAAAAATCTTTTGTAAACCGTCTGCCGATCCGTTCGAACAACGGTCCAGGAACCTGTATCGCGACCTTTTCCCAAGTGGCGGCAGCCAACTCCGGCCAGTATGGAATGAACATCGATATGCAGGTGCCCAAGCGAGTACAGCCTACGGTCGTGACGTATTGTCCGGGTGAGGCGAGTAATCAAGTCTGGCATTCATCGCTTGCGAAGGCCTGTACAGGAACCATTCTGCAAAGTGTGAGCGAGCGAGGTTTTGCGCTCGCCACCGTGACGCCCGTAGGCAGCGTTCCCGGGCAGGCCTTGCAGGTTGACTGGACCGCAGACGCGGAAATCTAGGAGTCAAGTCCATGAGTTATCAGCTCACGTCGTTTGGCGTTCTGCGCCTGAGTGATTCAGCGTTTATTCCACAGGAACCGAGCAACCGTGACTGGGTGGAGTACCAGGAGTGGCTGGTCTCCGGGGGACAGGTATTGCCACTGGACCTGCCGCCCGAGAGTACGACGGCCAATCAAGGCATGCTGGGTTTGTTCAAGCGAATGATCCAGGTTGCCCCGGACAGCACTCTGAAAACTGAGGTAAACAATGGCTGATCAGCTTTGTTCGCCAACCGTGATTCAATCGGAGCATCCAGGGAGGATCGAGCATCATGCAAATTACTGAAGACAACCTACTCAACATCATGCCCAACGCCCGCCGTCAAGCGGGCGTTTTTGTTTCACCGCTCAACGATGCCATGGCCCGCCATCGCATCGACACACCCAAACGCATCGCCGCGTTTCTCGCCCAGATCGGACACGAATCGGGGCAGTTGCAGTACGTGCGTGAACTGGGCAACAACCAATACCTGAGCAAATACGACACCGGTACGCTGGCCTTGCGCCTGGGCAACACGCCTGAGGCCGATGGCGACGGGCAGAAGTATCGCGGGCGCGGGCTGATCCAGATTACCGGCCGCGCCAACTATCGCCAGTGCAGCCTTGGGCTGTTCGGCGATGAACGTCTGCTGGCGCTGCCGGAACTGCTGGAACAACCGCAATGGGCGGCCGAGTCCGCCGCATGGTTCTGGGCGCAGAACGGCCTGAACGCGCTGGCGGATCAGGATCAGTTCAACAGCATTACCCGGCGGATCAACGGCGGGTTGAACGGCTTGCAGGATCGTCTGGAGCTTTGGGGGCGGGCGAGGGCGGTGTTATGCCTGCCTTCGGTCTGAGCGTCTGGCGGCTGATCGGCCTGGTGCTGCTGGCCGCAGGTTCGGCGGCACTGGCCTGGCAATTTCAGGACTGGCGCTACGGTCGACAACTGGCCGAACAGGCGCGGCTTCACGTCGAAACCCTTAATCAACTGACCTTGGCCGCCGCCACTGCGCAACAGGCCGAGCAGGACAAGCGTCTGGCCCTGGAGCAACGGCTCGCGGCCAGCGAACAAACCCATTACCGAGCACTGAACGATGCCCGACGTGATCAGGATCGCCTGCGCGATCGCCTTGCCACTGCTGATCTGCGCCTGTCAGTCCTCATCGACGCAGGCGACGCTGCCCAAGGCTGCGGTGTGTCAGCCACCTCCGGCGCCGGCGGCGTGGATCATGCAGCCGTACGCGCCCGACTTGACCCGGCGCATGCTCGACGAATTGTCGCCATCACCGGCGACGGCGATCGCGGACTGATCGCCTTGCAGGCCTGTCAGGCCTATATCAGAGCGCTGGCACCCGAACATTTTGAATAAGCTTGTGTATTGAAAGCGCAACCGGCTCGTGTACGGTGGTACCCATTCCATCCGATCCGGAGCGCGCC